TCTGCCGTCGCTTCTGCCGTCGTTTCTCCCGTCATCGAGGACAATCCGAACTTGCCGTTGGTTGAACCAGGCAAGAACCAGAACCGTGACCTTGCGACGTGGGTTGAACTTGACCAATCGGTTGCGACTATCTGGGATGAAACACGAAGCACAAGATTGCAGGATGCGTTCTACGACTGGATTGAGTACAAGCAGGAACGCGGAGCAAAAGAATTTTACACGAAAAAAGGCATGCTTGCCGAAAGCAGGCATTTTGTTAAACGGCACTTAGAGGAATTTGACGTTCCTGCCGCGGTAGAAAGGGCAATAGCTTCTAACTGGCAGGGATGGGATCATGACTTGAAACGATAACAGGGGGATTTGTGAACCAGTATATCTTTGACAAAAAGCGGACGAAGTGTCCGTATTGCGGATCGAGTGATGGATTCGCACATGTAGTACACCCAGCGACAAATACTGTCGTTGGAAGTGGTATAGGAAAATGCCACTCATGCTCAGTCTTCAAGACGCAGACGGAAGCAGGTTTTGTTAGTGACACGGGTGAGCTCGTAGCAAACCGTGGACCTATCGAACCAAAATACTTTGACGTATCCAAGTTGCCATCGCATGGCCTATTGTCGTCAAACTCGAACCTACTTGCATTCCTAAAGTATCTGACTGGATCAGACATTGTAGACGATGTTGCCCAGGAGATGTTCGTGATGGGAGACAAATGGGGTAATACATCCTTTGTCTATGCTGACATACAGCGTCGAGGTATGTCGGTTAAAACTATCGTTTATGACGATAATGGAAAACGAAGCAAGGACGGCATCAAGCTATCTGGACGAAGGATAGATACATCACAGATAGCTGGCTACGTTACAGCTGAAGGAACTATGCGATACGTGCGCGTATCAGACGGTGCATATCAGTTCTTATACAACCAGCAGGCAGTAGCAGGAAAGAATGATGTAGTTGTACTGGTTGAGTCTGAAAAGACAGCGTTTATTGCTACCGTCTTCGCCAAGATGTTAGGTATAAAAATAACATTCCTAGCAGCTGGTGGCAGTAACGGAGTAAGCATCAACAAAGTGCGAGCATTAAAGAACGTCGATGCTGTAAGTCCTGAACTGGTACATCGCCTGCAAAACAAGCATGTCCTGATATGTTACGATGCTGACGATGCAGGTGTTAAAGGCAGTCAGCTCGCCAAAGATGCATTAGCTCACTTAGATGTACAGACTAGGATATACAATATGTCCGACATCTATGAAGAAGTAAAACTGTCTTATCCAGTTGAATTGCGTAGTCACTCAGACCTTGCTGACGTTATAGTGTTCGCCATGCAAAAAGGTTCAATGCTTGACGAGGTTACTGAGCTTTTGTCAAGCATATACCTTCGAGCGTCTGGTAAAGTCGCTATTGATAAGGTGATAGCCGACAGAGAATTGGAGCGCATAAACAAAAGCGATTACAATAAGGTTCCACCAAATCCTAGTCTTACATTTACAGAAGCATCTACTGGTAAAGTAAGTCAACTTGCCATACCAGGAAATATAGTTATGCTATTAGCTTCACCAGGCGTTGGCAAATCATCTGTCATTAGCGCTATAGTTGCTAGGCATATACGTAGGACTGCAAATGCATTCGGACTTGATGTAGATGCTCCGAATGGAATACTTGTAATTGACACGGAGCAAAGCAAGGATCAGGTCGTAGGATTACACAGAAGGATGTCAAGGCGCATTGAGTGCCATGCAGAAGACTTACCAGACATCTTTGATGAAGCTAAAATCAACTGGTTTGTAACTAACAAAAAGCTCAAAGTAGAGAAGCAGGTAGATAATCTCTTCGCAGTTATTGAGCAGACAAGCCCCAGCTTTGTAATTGTAGATCAGGTCGGTTCATTAGTAAACAACATCAACTCTATAGATGAAGTCCAAAATCTCATTAGGCGAATTGCTGTTGACGCTGAAAACAGCCTCAGAACATGGATCGTCGTACTTCACACTAATCCAACGTCTGATAAAGGACGGGGCGTGCTTGGAAGCGATATACATCGTTGGGCCTCATCTGTACTGTTTATTAAGCGACCAGCGAATCCTGGTGATCCCTCTTTACTGACTACGAATAATGCTGACGGAATTATGGCTAAGGTCCGCAGCGGACCGCCTGTACGCTGCTTCTTTGCATGGGATGAAGAGCGTATGGACTTCTACCCAACAGATCAAACTCCAGAAGTTCAAGAAGACATGGCTTCTGTCAAGATGGCTATTGACGAAATATTCACCTACACAGGTGGAACATCTCAGCCAATTGCTATGTCAGATCTTAGAAAGAAGCTAAAGGAAATGTTTGGGTCAAGCCAGGGGATGAACATCATGAACTACATGATACAGGAATCTTTGCTGAAACGAACAAATAATGGCAAGCTGTGGCCTGACTATGAGAAATTGCAGTTGCGGTAAGTCTATCTTCGTAGATTATTATCGAAGACAGCCATGATAGACAACCATAACCGTGAGCCATATAATGCAGTAATAGCAGGTTCGTTCTTTATTTTTGGTCAAATCATTCAGTGGTTTGGCGACCCAGACAACCTACAGTATGTAAAAGATTATCTGTCAATCATTTCTTTTGTCATATCTATTATCGTAGGTTTGCGGTCACTTATTAAGAAATCACAACGACGAAAGGTGTAGTATGAAGTTCCTCAAGCAAATCTGGGCGTGGGTAAGTAAGCCGACAATGAATAAGTTAGCAGTACTTCTCTGCTTGGCTTTTACAGTTCTGTTCCTGCTCTCATTCTTTGAAACGACAGGAGAACTATCATACTTCCCAGCAGCATGGCTTGCCTCATCAGGAATCATCAGCTTGCTGTACTTAGTTGATCGAGTAGGCTTTTCAAAGATTGACACTATCCATGTACTGCGCAATGACCCAAAACTGTACTACACGAGAGTTCTACCTATGTATGGTATTGGCATTCTTGTTGGCCATATCATCGCCCTGCTTCTCGCAACCACATAACTACCGAGATGCGGTTAAGCCATACAATGGGATGGTGGAACGAGGCTACAACCGTGGTCCGTTTATTGACAGTGCTAATAGAAAGTACGCCTATCTTGGCGCTCCCTATTGTGCATCCAGTGTATCTCTGATACTAGATAGGGTAAAAGCCATATACCCTACAGTGCGTTCTGCTAGAGCAAAAGCCTTTATCACCAAGGAAAGCGTTAATGCGCGGCTTGTATGGGAAGGCAAAGCAAAAATTCCTCGTGACGCAGTAATAGTTTTTACTCGAAAAGGCGGTGGGCATATTGAGTTCTACATCAGCGATACTCTAGGATTCATTCGCTGCTTTGGATTTAATACAAGTCCTGACGGTAAGGCTGGTTCGCAATGGAACGGAAACTGGTCTGGATATAAAAACAGAAACATGAAAAAATCTTTGAGCCCTTACAATGTCTTTCGAGTCACACACTTCACGCCCGTCAAAAATTCTGACAACGGTAATAGATGCGCTAATACTGTTGGGCATAGGAGCACTTATTCTGTCGCTTCTTCAGCAATGCGAGGACACGATATTACACCGTACAACCGATTCCGATACGACGGTAATCGAGCGAACAGTCATTCTCCCTCCAGATACAGTGTATTTGGACGTAGTAAAAGCTAAGATTGTCTATCGAAACATTTTTGTTCACGACTCTTTGGTAGATACAGTGATTGAAACAAAGCCGTTTACTGCCAGTATGGATACGACGCTGGGCTGCAACAGCATTAGCCTTGAGTACCGCTTTCCAGAAAATACATTTAACAATCTGAACTTTGTATCTTGCCCAGATACCATACTCGTACAAGATACAATCATTCAAAATACCACTGTATCAAGTAGCTTTTGGGACGATGTAAGAAATATAGGCATTGGCTTTGTAGGTGGATTTGTGCTGGGCTCGGTCATCAAGTAAAAAATGTATTTGCAATGTGCGATATAAATTGTACATTGCATCATGGAACTGAGCTACGCTAATATAGTCGCAGGTTTTCTAATGCATATCGGTGGTCTTGATGAGGCTGACCGATATTCGCAGATTAGAACTATAGACTCTATTAGTCCGATTTATAGAGATTGGGGTATATGGCAGGCTTGTGATAATGTGCTTGGAGCTTCATGGATTGTGGCTATAGGTTGTGAAGAAATTCACCAGCTTATTGCCACAAGAAACGACGGTTCTAGCTGGCGCATATACAAGCCTAGTAGTGTTGCTAGGATTGTCGAAATAAATGATACTGGCAAGTACGACATTGTAGCAACAGTAGCATCATTTCACGATACTCGTCATGGAGCAAGTCCTCCAGCATTGTTGCGAGTAGGGGAACACTATATCTATAGAAACATCTCTGGATATAGCATACCTATTAAAGACACACTTGCTTTAGAGGTGTTGGAATTAAACAACATTCAGGCATGAACGTAATTTATCCAGACGGGTCGGGAAAATTCGATGTTGGTACTCGTTCACTTCAAGTACCATTACGTGTTGTCGCTGACCTAATAAAGTCTGGTGTTGAGTTTTTCTACTTTGAGGGAGGACCTTTTCATGTTGAGCACGGAGTTGATGTACTGGAGGCAATAACAAACCATTTGGAAATAGGAAAGCCTAAAAGACAAAGGGCAGTATCTACGAAAGAGCGAGCACCCACAAGGGTATCAAGAGTGTTGATTACTGATCCGAACGGTAAAGAGTTCGAGATTAATAATTTGCTAAGCTGGATGAAGGAGAATTTCCCTGAAAGGTATAAGTCTCTTTACTTTGCAGCCATACGAGGGAAGCCGTGCGCAGGATATAAAGTAAAACAGCTAGGCTGGGTTACTATGACAGTGTTGGGGAATGAGGAATTTATCAAAAACCAAAAGGAAGAAAATGTCAAACGGAATCGTTGAACTACAACAGGATCAAGTTCCTGATAAGCGTGTCAGCTTTGATGCTGATTACTATAAGTCTAGAATCAGGGAATTAGGCTGGAGTCCAGAAGAACTCAAAATGATTTGGTCAAAGATGCCACAAGGTGTTCCCATTGATGAAGCCTTCGCATTCCTAAGTCGCGCTAAGGCATTGGGTCTTGATCCAATGAGTGGTCAGATTATCTTGCAATCTCATACGATGTCAAAGACAGGTGAAGTTCGATACACGATTATCGTAGGAATTGATGGATACCGATCCATGGCTATCCGTACTGGACTGTACGCGCCTGGCGATGACACTGTGTTTAAGTACAAAGAGGACGGTAGTTTGCTATCAGCAACCGTGTACGTAAAGCGTTACCATCCTGAAAGCAATCAGTGGAATCAGTTCAGTGCTACAGCTATGTATGAAGAGTACTGCGTGTTCTTTTATGACTCAGCTTCACGCACACGTAAGCCGACGCAGATGTGGGCTAAAATGGGACATACGATGCTTGAGAAGTGTGCTGAGGCTAAAGCTCTACGACGTGGTTTCCCTGAAACACTTGCTGGTCTTTACACCGCAGAAGAATTAGCTCAGTCAAACTCAGCCTCACCAGATACTGAGGACGCAGCTAAGCGCGGAGCTAGATTAAACAATCGCGCAGTAAAAGCATTAGGGGAGAATTAATATGAAACCGTGGGGTGGTTTGAAGTTTCATGCGTTTACCAACCGTGAGGACTGGCTTGAACAGCGTCAGCAAATGGGTGTTGGAGGTTCTGAAAGTGCCTCTATTCTTGGGCTTTCTCCTTATTCTTGCTCTGCCCAGGTATTCTATGAGAAGCTCGGCTTGGCGTCGAAAAGACACACTTCGTTAGCAATGATTATTGGGAACGAAGATGAAGACAAGATTGCTCGCCTATGGTCATTCTATGATCCAAACATAGGCGTAGATTCAATCGCATCTAACTATGAGGCTGGCAATGTTATACGCAAGCCTATGAAGTTAAGCCGTATCATAACAAATGCTAAGTACCCATTTCTATTTGCTAATCCTGATAGATTGTTTAAGCAGGGTAAGAATCGAGCAGTTCTAGAGATTAAGACAATCAATCACTGGGAAGCTCAGAAGTGGGAGTCAGGTGTACCTATTCACTACATCATTCAGATTCAGCACTACATGCTAGTCTGTGAAGTGAAGTATGCCGAGCTTGCTATCCTAGAATCAAACAGCAAAATTGATGTGATTCCATTTGAAGCAAGCCGAGAAATTCAAGAACGAATTGTTGAGAAGGTGGGGAGTTTTTGGAATGACCTTATTGAAGCACGTAAGATTCTTGAAGCTGGTGGTATGGAGCTTGACATTCAGCATCTCGTTCCTCCTCCTGATGGCTCTGACGCATACACCGATTTCTTGAAAGAGAAATACCGTGATGGCACTAAAGAAGTAGACACGATAGTCCGTGCTACGGAAGAAGATTTAGCTACTCTAGCTGAGCTTCTGATGATTAAGGATGAACAGGAAAGTCTTCAGCGAGCATTAGCACTCCGTGAGCAACGCTTGCGTGAACGCCTAGCTGATGCTCCTATACTTGACTTCGGAGAAAGATTTGGGAAGATTACATGGAAGGCAGATAAGAATGGGAAGAGGACATTCAAAACTGCATCCATTAGAAAGGAAGAAGTATTATCCGTAGCAGCAGAGTCTTAAAACTAGACAAAGAAGGCAAGCCGATAATACCTGAGTCACAGGTTCAGGCCAGCATCTGCGATTATTTTGTCAAACTTGGTTATGAAGTTATACGATTTAATAGCGGTGGTGGCAAAGCAGGAAGTGGTAACTGGGTATGGTATTATACCTGGTTCGGCAAAGTAGGTGGTAAATCTCATAGTGGGGTTCCAGACCTTTTTGTCTTTGGAAAAAATGTACAATTTTGGATTGAGGTTAAAAGGAAAAATGGCGCAAAACGAGAAAAGCAAAAAGAGTTCATCGAAGCAGTCAAAAAACACGGAGGTCAAGGAGCCTTCGTTGATTCACTTGACCAAGCAATTGCCTACGAAATGCAGGTACAAGGGCTTCGAGGTTCGGGTGCTGTACATAACACCACTGATGGGTATGAGGGGGTGGATCAGCGTAGCGAAGAAAGGAAACCTAATCGTAGCAGGCGCAGAGTCAAACGGGAATCTAGTGACAAGTCCGAGTGAACAGCAGGCATTGTCTCATATCTGTTCGCTAATAGATTTGAGCGAGAACTCAAGCAGCACGGGACTTAATTTACCAACGGTAGAAAGTCTATTCGATGAATGAGAAGGACCATATAGTAGCAGTTCTTACTGGATTCAGTATGGACAAATTGCTTAACACTGTAGATCTTATTGAAGCAGTTGTTGGTAATGGTGGCATTAAGCACGGCGATAGATTAGCCTTGCAGTTCTGTAAGGAACATCGACTGCCAAAGATTGGCGTAATGGAGCTTATGTCGTGTTTGGGTTCTGCGGCTAATCGTAAGATGCTACTTATGAATCCAGATGAAGGTGAACAAGAACGAACAAGTATTATTCATTAAAGGAGATGCACATGAATGAAATCATTCTAAGTGTAGTTTTCGTAGCGCTCGCAATAGCAGCGTATTCTATATGGCACATGCAAGGAGTTGTAAAGGAAATTAACAACTTCCATGAATGGATTAGCCATAAGGTTCATGTCACAAATCAAAGAATTGCAGAGCTTGAGTCTATTCTTGCTAAAGCAAATAGAACAATTGCAATTCTTGATGGGCGTGTATCTGGTAAGCCGAAGTCTGATGAAGTAGTAAAGAAAACAGTTAAAGTTCCACGTAATCCAAGAAAGGTAAAGTCATGAGTGAAATCATTGGCGCAACATCGGAAGAAATTCCATCAACAGAAGAAGCGGTAGCAGTAGAGCGTAAGTTTGCTGTAGAGCTAATCTTTACTACAGAAGGCGTAAAGATTAATGTAAGCAGTAATCTTACTGCACTAGAGCAACTCGGTGCTATCGAAATCTTCAAAGCACATTTGCTCGCGTCTTCTCTGGGTGATAGTAAGTAATGCAAATCAAACCTCAATATGAGGACAGTCCTGGTCTTGCTGTCTCCGAAGCACTCAGGCTTTACCGTATAGGTAAGGAGTGCAAACTAGCATCTACGCTAGGCGTGAGCATACGACAACTTTGTATCATGACAGGTCTGAGTATGTCGGCATTAAGAGAATGCATACAGGTTTCTGATTTGTATGAAAATGATGCTGACTTTTTGAAAGCATTTCAGGATCATCAAGTAAGCGCTGGTTCGCCATATAAAACATGGGGTACATTCCTTTTGGCTTTGGGCATCAACACCATAAGTCAAAGGGAAGCCAACGATATACTAGCATATATCAAAGCAGCCGTGCAACGTGTTGCTATGGTAGCGCAGGGAACTGCTGACCCTGAAATTGCTCATGCGACTTTGGGTCACTTGCGGTCGTGGTTGATGGGCAGAATCCCCCCAACTGCCTGGTCTACTATAGATCGCAATTTCTTTCTGTATCAGAGGTGCTCATTCTGCGCCTCTGATGCAGAAGACCCAGAGCTAATGGAACACAATGGATTGTTACTAACAAGATGCAATCAGTGTAAGTCCGAAGGATTGCAGTTAAGTTCAGTCAATTGGGAAACAGTTGCGGCATCTTATGCTGCTTATGCTTACGAATGTAACCATGCCGCAGAAATCTACCGAGCGCTATAAAATAAGCCTGCCTAAGTCTGTGGCAATGACACTACAGGCTACGGCTATGCTTTTAGAAGAACGTAGATTGATAAAGCATACTCAAGGAGATGCACTATTGGTCGCTATGGAATCAGTGCTGAAGTTATCTAGGAATAACGCTAAGATAATAGCACGATTCTATGCAGATTCTGAAGAGGAACTTGTACCTGTCAAGATGCGACAAGATGTTAAAGAGAGAGTATTTGAAGAAGCAAAGGCACTTGACTGCACAGCTAAAGCTCTAGTCTATGCAGTGTCAACAATATTCATTAAAGCTGCCCTAGCTTCATTTTGGAAAAACAATAGGGATTACAGTGCTGTTAAATCAAAGTTCCCTGACTTTAGATTTAATAAGCCACGGACTATCTTAAACTTACCAAGTATCAAGAGCCCAAGGCTACAGCACAAGAAACCAACTTTGATAAAGGACCTAACGGTAATGCGTCATTACAACTATATGGAGGAATTTCGTTCCTTCATGCAACAGTACGGCGGTATAGATTCTTGGTGCAATAAGAACCTAACTCTGCCTATCCATACCTTTGGCATTAAAGGCAATGTAGGTAAAGCCCAAGATGACGACAAAGAAAAAAATGAGAATCCTATGACTGAGCACATGTTACGATTATGGAAGCGCGGTCGTGGATACAACATTACGATTCACGGCTACGGATCTAGTCGTGGAGATAATGCACCACGCCTAGAGGTAGGAAGTGTGCACAGGCTCTACGATATATATCGGCACATAGATTGGTCTACATTATCAACTTTACAAGAGGATGTTCAAGGATGAACTACAAATTTGCAGGGGTAGTTACTTATGTATCGCCCGTAGAAAAGTTCGGCATGGGAAAAGAGTCGAAGCGGATTATTGTCGAGTCAGGAGAAAAGTATCCGAATTTCTTTCCTGTGACATTTTATGGAGATAAGATGTCGGCTATCGACTCAGTTAAAGTCGGTGATTACGTAGAAGTAGACACGTTCCCAGGTGGTCGTCTCAAAAAAGGTGATGACAGTCAAGCATTCTGTTATCTCAATGGATGGAAGTGTGATGTTGTACCTACTGGACAGACAGCACCTGCTCCTGCGCAGAGTCAAGAAGCTCCAGTTCAGATGACGCCATCGCAGCAGAAATTCATGGATGACATTCCATTCTAGCAATGCCTGAAAGATAAAAGCTAATAGGGCGGTAACTTCGCATAGTTACGCCCTATTGGTTTTTTATGCATCAGGACTGGTTACATAGACCTAGGACTACCGTTAAGATACATTCTGGTGAAACCAGTTTGATAGGTAAGACTAGGCAGGGTCGCGTTGGATTGTTATCCAAACGCTACCAAGGCTGTGCCCTTAATGAAGGAGAAATCTGGTTAGTTGACGTGGTACATGAATACCCGAAATTCTTCATAATGATACCAATCGAGAAAATCAAAGATGCCGCCGAAGCGACCCAGAATAGTACCATCGCAGACTAATCTGTCTGTACAGGATGTACGTGACTACTCTACTCCCGACGGTGCTTCAATGGCTAACGAGGAGATGCGTCGTCTTAAGATGGCTCTCCAGCAAGTCCAAGAGCAGCAGGCGGCCGACGTAGCAGCGCAACAGATAGCCCTTCAGCCACAGCCAGCACAGCAAGCACCAGAAAAGCCTAAAGAAACTACATCAACCTATAAGTGGAATGTAAAGGCAAAGGCCTATAATAGTCAGCCAGTAAACAACAATGACACGGTTGAATTTATAGGCGATTACGGTATAGATGTATTTGCCCAACCAGGTCGCAAGATCACCATCAGTGCAATTAACTATAAGTGGATTGCCCGTGCTGGTGGCAACACTATAGACGTTAAGTATAATTCCGTACTTGCTTTTAACGGGGCTAATGGTGTAGTCGTTAGTACTCAAAATGGTGGCATACTAATAGATCGCCCACTGACTGTTTACCAGCGTAGTATAGCAATCGGCGATGCTGGAACAATAGGACTAGACTTCTTCAATGAAGGCAATGCCAAGCCTTCGACACATACATCCCAAGTATTCTTTGAAGTGCAAGATTTTGGGGGTGGAGTAAGGCGAATAAAAGGTTGGTCTGAACCTGGTGGAGCAGGAAGTTACCACTGGCATGCATCAGATGGGCCCCACACTCACCAAGTAAACAATGGCGGAACTGTCATCTGGCAGGGTTCAAATGGGGTTACCGTAACCCTCGTCCCTGGTATACATACATTCACCATTGATCGACCGCTGCAGCTACAGCAAAATGGCAATAATGTTGGAGCTCCAGATACTACGACTATTGATTTCGATAACGATACCAATTCTAAACCAGTTACATATACAAGCCAAGCATGGCATGAAGTCATAGACAATGGATCTGGTCATAGAACTGTAAAGACATGGTTTGCTCCAGGTTCTGGTTCATACACTTGGAACATTGAGGCAAGTGCGACAGCAGGAACGCAGGCTGTTGTGTCTGGTGCTACAGTTAAGTTTACGGGTTCCAACGGAATCATTGCAACTAGAACTAATGATGATATAGATCTAACACTCGATCCAGAGATTGTTGTATATCCCCCAGGAACCGAAGAGACAATTATTTTTGGTGAGCTTATATTCGACACTAGCAATGTGGATTACCTTACGGGTACAAAACCAGATTATAGGTACGGATATAGAAAAGCTGTAGACATAGTGCACAACTGGAACTTAGGAAATCCCAACAACTTTGAGTTTCAATTGCTAGATATAAACTTAGACACCGCTGGAATGCTTACTTATTACAGATCTGGTTCAGTAACAATGGCTGGGCAAACTATAGGCCCTGCGGATACGGACACAGGTAAGGTACGGTTTAGGAACATACCACATGTGACAGGTTACGACAGGAACACTGTAAGGGTTTATGCCACTATGAGTAGGCTTAAGCCAACACAAATGAGATTTCGTTATTTGCTGAGGAGGCTCTAATGGCATTTCCTCCTAAAGCTGGTGGATTAGTTCCTTGGATGAATGGCAGGCCCGATGCTGGTGCTAACAATGAGCTGTCGGATCTTACGGCTGTATCGTTTCCTTTTGGTGGGAACATAGTATTCAAATGGATTGAGGACGGTACATACGCTGGAAACGAAATATACATATACAGTTTTCTGCGCTGGGGTACTGATAAAGAATACCTGCAGCACTACTCTGTAGTTTCAGCTTGCACGACATTACCAGTATCGCCAACATATCCAGCTGTAGCAAATCGAGCAGCTCTATACGCTCTTGCTGGGGTAGTCCATCAACAAACGGCATTCGTAGTTTCTGATTCTTCTTACTGGCTTTATCTACACAATGTATGGGTTAGGCTGGTACAGAAAGTAAATGCAGGTACTGTATCTGCTTACGCAATCACTGCGACGATATATACAATAACGGTTCCACAGGCCGACATACCAGAAGTAGCGAATGCACCAATACTTCCAGGCGGATACTATGACTTGTGCTGGGAACATAATGGTCTACATGCAAAGCAGTATGACGCTACATTTAATGTACTCCCAGCTGGATATAAAATTTATGACGAGATACCAGAGAGAACCGAGCTTAACAGCCGTGTAGCTGGTGAGAAAGCACTGTTTGAAGACGAGTTCATAACAGCATCTCAAGTAGAGGCTGGGTCTGGTATTGCTATCAAATGGCGTAAAACTGATGGTAGCTTAAGCGGTTATGCGACCGAAGCAATTAAAGGTGGCAACCTAGTACTAGAAGCATCTGGCGTTATTTACACGCAGGCAGCTAAAGCTAATGCAGGTGTATACTACGAAGAGCAGACAGCGTACATACAGTTTCGCGACAAGTCCTTCATACATCCATTCCCAGAAGATAGTCGCATACCAATTGAGTTTGACGTATTCCAAGATGGAAGCGCAAGCGTCATCACGGGAAGTGCGATAAACAATAACTTGTATGCGCTTAGGAAAGACCTGCTTAATGTAGTCACTTATCCTATGGGGGCAATTGGAGATCAGACTGTAAACTTCATACAGTTTGCCGACAACGCAGATGTTACATGGACTGTCACAGGTAGCCGTACTTCTATCTACACCCCTGAAGGATTGGTAGAAAAGAAGGGCATAACGGTCACTCCAGTCATTACATTCCCGACTGGATATACAGGCTGGAATGTTACGGATGCAGATACTCCAACGCCAACAGTAGGATTTGTTTCTGACAATGATACTGTGACATTCGATGGCACTAATGGAGTTGCTGTACAAGTATCTACGCTTTCAGCTACTGACCATAAGGTTGAAATCAATAGACCTCTGCAGCTGAAAGAGGATGGAGCCAATGTAGGAAGCAGTGGCACTACAACGATCAATTTTGATTCCAACTCTGAGACGAGCACAGCCTATCCTATCAACTTTGTCGTAAGTGATATCAGTGCTGGCGAACGTAGAGTTCGTGCGTATGCAGGAACGCAGACAGTTAACCCATCAAATGAAGTATGGGTGAAGCACTGGTGGCTGCAGAATCAGTACGCTAATGTCCAGCCTACATTCGACACAGTAAATCAGTTTGTTGTAGGTGGTTTCGGTGTGAATGCAGGAGCTATCAGCTTCTCAGGAAATGGGTTTTGGGATACTGAGCCTGCACCAGATGTATTCCTCGGTACGGGCGAAACCGTCATTGAGCACTCAGGAATAGTCAATCCTCCACAAACTCCACCGACGTTCATACCACCCGTCAATGGAATATCAAACCAAGACAGGTTTCTATTTGAACCAGTAGAAATTCTAAAGACTGGATGCTATTTAGTGCATACTGTCGTTCAGGGGCTGTCCAGCATACACTCCGATTCATGTATTAAGGGAGCAGTACCCGTTAACCAGCACGAGATGAGCCTTCACTACTTTGTGAATAGGATGGGCTCTCCACTTATGACCTATTGCCTAGATCACAAATCAAAACTATTTCCAGGAACCACTTATGCCGAAGCGTTTGGCGCAGGGTATCCAGGACAGTTCAGTGCTAAATGGTCATTGCAAGGTACTGCGATTCTATATCTGGAGGCTGGTGACAAGCTCTTTGCTCAGGCGGCGGCTATATGCTATTCTCCAACTGCTTTCGCAGCTCCTAACTATGGTGTGCGTAGGACATACAGCGTTAACTACATCACTCAGCACATTGAACTTGTATCGCAAAAGACTCTGACAACCAATCTATATCCTCACAACAATCCACTCAAAGTAATAGACTTCTTTGATTTTACGGTGTAAACATGAGTACCAGAACAGTACCAGTGCGAATCAGCACTAGCGCAACTCCCACAAACGCCTATACCTCGCCAAGCAGCATAGCTACACTTGATGCTATTAAGGTTGTAGCCAACGCAGCAACAACGGCAGGCAAAGTTCAGGTAGAGGTAGTAAGAGGCGGTAGCCCGTACACAATTGGGTGGATAGACGTACAGGCAACTACGCCTTCTACCAGCTCATATTTTGAGACATACACACTAATGGAAAATATGATATTCCTCACAGGCGATGTGGTGCGTATCACGACACACCAATCAATAGCTTACGATTTCTTTCTCTACGTAACGGAGTAAAACAATGCCAGTACGCCTATACAATAGCTCTACGCTTGATACTGCCAATACCAACATTAATGGTACTGGAACACTTGGTACGAATATCAAGTCATTGGTAACAGGGACGAACCCTGGCACTGTAATTGACGAGATTCAAATCTCAGCAGCAGGTGTCACCACAGGAGGAGCAATCCGAATGTACGCTTTTAATGGTGGTGGCGTAACAACACTTCTGGCTGAATATCCAGTATCTGCTGTACCTAGTCCTGGCGTAGCCGCAGGATCTCTCACGCCAACTTGGAAGATTACCATCCGACCAATCAATCTATTCCTGTATACAAATCAGGAGCTGCGCTTTACTACAAACAACTCGGAAACATTCCACGTAACTGTATTCTGCACGGTACTGTAATATGCCTAGAGTACGTATTAGCGATGAAGAGTTTGAGATAATACGAGAGCAACGCGAGGCACGGTTACTAGACATTAAGAAGGCTGGTGGTCGTGCGCGTGGAGCTCAAATCAAAAACGCATTTGACAGCGTAGCTGGCGCACGGGAAGAAAAGCTCAAGCGCATAGCTAGAAAGGTCCGTACTACTGTGCCTCCACAGAATCGTGAGTACAAAGTCAAAGGTGGCAAATCCACCAGCGAGCAACTTAAAAAAGTCTCTGACGATTACAATGCAGCTATACTACCAGATCAACCTCGCGGTTATGTATTTGGCATGGATGAAGAAGTGACTCCCATGATGGGCGAACTACGCCCTGATGTCGTGTGCACGATAGAGCCAGGCAAAGTCGGAATCATATCCGATGCGCACTGGCCTTTTCATGACATGTATAAAGATGGCGATGGAAAAATCAAGGGTGCGTACTATACAGCTATAAGCAATCTAAAGGATTGGGGTGTAGACACTCTCATCCTAAATGGCGATATGATGGACGTCTACAATCTATCGCGGCACGAAAAGATTGAAGCTAAGCGTAACTGGGCATGGGAACTAGATGTAAGCCGTAAGATGCTTGAACATCTTAGGCAGTTCTTTGGAGACAATGTACGTATCGTTTACCGAGAAGGAAACCATGAGGAACGCTTTGCTGCATACATAGCGCGTAAAGCATCTGAAATTCAAGGTACAATACATCTTGAGGAGATGCTACATCTTCACAAGTATGGCATCGAATGGGTGAACGAGCGAGCGAAGATGAAAGCTGGCAACATGAATATCGACCACGGTCACGAATACTTCGGCAGTGGTGGATCTGTGAACCCAGCTCGTGGGTACTTCCTCAAAGCGTACGATAATCTAATCGTAGGTCACGTACATAAGACAAGCAACTCAGTAGTTCGTAAGCCTATAGACGGAGAGTTCCTGCAAGTATATACAACTGGATGTCTATGCGATCTTAACCCTCACTATGCCAGCCGTCCTGCTTGGAATCACGGCTATGGAGAGCTAGAGGTTGAAGACGATGGTAGCTTTATATTCCATAATAGAATTATTATGGATGGTAAGACGATATGAGAATCCCTACGTCATTCAAACTAGGTGCTCACACTTGGAAGGTTAAGCTAGTCAAGAGCATTGGCGAGCCAGGTGAGTATGTACATGGTATATGTTATACCACAGATCATATCATCCATATAGCTAGAAATGTCAATGGTAAGAAGATGTCGGATGACTCTATGTTCCAGACATTCCTACATGAATTTGTGCACGCAGCATTGCATATCCTTGGAAAAGAGGATGATGAAGAGCTAGCCGCTGGTTTAGAGCAAATGTACTATCAGCTGTATAAGACAGCCAAATATCCTAAGACTAGCGCCCCTGACCGCGATAAGCCTTAGTAGCTTTGTTGCTAGGCGTAGCACTATGCTTCGTGCGCTTAGATGCACCCTGACGTGTTTTCTTAGCTTTTCCAGGGATATGAACGGGGCCCGAACCGAGCCCCATTTTCTTTGGCTTACTCATGGATTTCGCATACCAAAAATATCAAGATTAAGGATGTCTCTTGCTAACGATCTATCAGCAGCGACTGGGTATGCAGCCTGCTTAGGTCGAATGCTAGGTACGTTTAGAATTGTTGGATCATATTCTTTAGGATAAGTTCCAGCTACTGGAGGTACTTCTGCTGCAGGAGTAACTATCGGTGCTCCAGTATACCATCCTGGTTTACCAGGTTCAAACTTCGGATCGTATCCACCACGCGCTGCTTGACGTTCAAAAATCATTTGATTGAATGCATTCATCCAATCCTTTGATGGAAGTGCGGCTCCTAACTCATAAGCACCAGTCATCGGATTTCTTTGAGCTCTCATCAAAGACTGATACTCCATCATCTTGGTAGTAGCCGCAGCATCAGCGGCAGCCTGACGATTAAGCGCATCTACTGCTTGTGTTACTCCCTGACCTACTAAGTTCATTCGTTGCTTAGTAAGGTCGCCAGCCATTTGTGCGCCAATAAGCGCTGGGTGTTGGATGTACTGTGCCATATTATGAAGTCTTCCTTCTACCAAATGTATCTGTAGGGCTTAATGGTCCAGCATAAGGTGCTTGCGGTGCACCAAAACGACCAAGCGCTTTTTGAATCATATCGTTGATTGTAGCTTCACTGTAAGGTTGATCCTGTAGCAAGTTAGCTCCCTTGCCACCCATCTGCTTGAGAAGTGCAAGTGGGTCTTCAGAAGCCTGTATTGCATTTTGTGTCTGTTGGAATCCACCGATTGCGCCAACATTTGTTCCACCAAACTTCTGCAAAGCATACGGCTGGAAGTTGGCGAATTGCTGAGCTAAATCTGCATTTCGTACTTGCTCAGACGCTGCGAATGCTTGACCAGCTTGAGATAATCCTGCTTGCTGAGCGGCCGCTCCCTGTTGTGCCAATGAGTTCAGAGTCTGAGTGTTGGCTTGCCCAAGGTTTGAAGCTATTCCAGCTAGTGCTGCTGGACTTCCACCAGCGGCTGCAGCCTGTTGCATGAGATTGCGGTTCTGGTTGCCAAGGTTCATCATGGCTGCGCTACGTGCTAAATCTGTTGTAGCCTGAGCGCCACCTAATGCAGCGGAACCAAGTGCTTGCTGTTGCTGTGATGCAAGTCTTCCCTCTGCGGTTTGCTGACCTATAAACTTTCGAGCAGCATCAGCAGATTCTCGGTTAGCAGCTGCGCCTTCAGCTCCTGTAGATGTAAATGATGCGGCTTGCTGTGCTTTCGCTGCATTATCCAAAGCATTCTGAACTGAACTTCCTCCACCGTCGCTCATGCTAAATGGATCACTTATCCCTTGCAATCCACCTGTAATCAGTCCACCGAATGCACCAATGCCTGGAATCATTGATGCCGCCGCACCAAGTCCTTGCGTTACGAGATTCCAATTAAATGCCATATTTTACATTTCTGATATTTCGTCGTAAATTAGAACATGAAAAAAGCAAAACCTAAAAGTATCACAGAAGATGACTTGCAGGGTATGCAAATATCTTCGAGTGGAATACGATCTACAGACAACCAAATAGTACTAGCTGTCAATAGAATCATTGATGGATTAGACATTGATTTGGATGCTCTACAGAAAGGTGCTACTGCTGGTATGCTTCTTTCTATAGATAGGCTTACTGATATAATAGGTAATGCCGCTGACGATGACATAAGAATCAAAGCCGTAAACAGCTTAACCTCGATAGCTAACCACATCATCAAGCGTCGAGAGCTTCAATTGGAAGAAGGCGGATCTATTACGGTAAATGTATCCGCAACTCACGTACCACCAAGATTGCCAAGCAAGGATGAGTAAAAAGGTACAGGAAATAAATATATCCGACCTGATTCAGTTCTCGCCTAAACAGCAAGAAGTATTTAACTTCATCGGCAGAAAGTCCTACATTGTAGCTGGTGGAGCCCGTGGTGGTGGCAAAACTTATCTTGTAGTAGCAATAGCAGTGCTCTGCGCTGTACTCTTTCCAGGCTTGCGTATCATGATTATACGTAAGTCTCTTGATGAATTGCGCCAGCAAATCATTGAGAATGAACTACTTAAAAGATATTACCCAGGTAAGTTATTTACTTGGCGAGAAACAAAAAAGTCAGCGTACTTTGCCAATGGCTCTGTTATTTACTTCAGGTCCATCGAAGAAGAAACAGACGTATCTAAGCTCCAAGGTATTGAAATTGGTCTACTTATCCTTGATGAAGGAAACCAGCTGACAGAGAACGCAATCAGGCGACTCTTAGGTTCTTTGCGCGACTTTGGTGATAGTGGGTTTAAGCCTACTATGATTATGACCTGTAACCCAGGTGGCACATGTGATGGGTACGTCAAGAAGTACTGGGCTATGCCAGACTATAACAAGTGGGAGCCGAAGGAACTTGTTAAAAAAAATGAGTACGCTTACATACCATTCGGCGTGTACGATAACCCCCATGCTACTCAGGACTACATTGACTACCTAGAAACTCTTCCTGACGATCTTCGTGCCCAATGGCTTCTTGGCTCATGGGATGTCATGAGTGGGGCATTCTTTGGTGAATGGGACCCTAGGGTGCACGTAGTTATTGACACATTTGAAATACCTAAAGACTGGGTTAGATGGAGAGCTGTTGACTTGGGCTATGGATTGCACCCATCGGTGTGCCTATTTGCAGCGCAGGATCCAAAGAATGGCACGGTATATATCTACGACGAGGTGTCTACTAAGGATACCACGGATATATTTATAGACATGATATTGAGTGCCAGCGGCGATGCAGACTATGCCGCTACCTACTTTGACCCTAATTCTATGAAGTCGAGGCGTGGTGAAACCGCAGATGCCCTGTCTCCTGCTATGATGTTCGAGCAGGCTGGAATGTACGTTCAGCCAGCTATCAATGAGCGCGTCAACGGATGGATTAATATCAAGACCTACATGTCTAATAATCCTCCATCAAAGCCAACTAAGCTGAAAATCTTTGCCAATTGTTCTGGGCTTATAGAAACTATCCCATTGCAGAGATACGCTAACAATAAGCCAGACTTAAACACCCGTGGTCAGGATGACTTTGTGGATGCTATGCGTTATCTACTTAGCCATATACCCTATGGAGCTACCATCAATTATGATGGAACTATTGACAATTCGGAAAAAGAATTAGGGACTGACAGAAATAGGTATGCATTTTTGCAACAATCTGGGTACTCTTCTGACTTTGTGGAGTACGAGGATTTAGTCGTTTCACGTTACGCAATTTACTAGGTGAATTATGGAAAAGCCATCAATAGGCAAAGACATGCTTAAAATCACTTACAAGATTAAGCCTAAGTCTATGCGCGAAGAAAAGATGGAAGAGCCAGAAGAAGAAGAATCTTCTCCTAGTTCCATGCTTCGTCAAGCAGCCGATATGATTGATGAAGGCAACATTGAAGAAGCATACGATGTAATTGACGAAGCAGTAGCTATGTGCAAGGATATGCATAGCGAAGATTCTATGGAAGAGGAGTATGACTGAGTACACCCCATTCAGGGTATCTGAAGTACCGAACAGCGTTATAGCAAAAGATATATTCGCTGAAGAAAATCTTTCAGATGTCTATACTAGGATTTGGGAAGACATCGAAACGGCTCGTCCATTGTTTATCCAAGCATGGGATGAAGCACGTCGTAACTCAGCATTTGTCCAAGGAGATCAGTGGGATGACGAAGAGCGCGAAGCTCACTTGCGCCAGAATCGTATACCTTACGTATTCGACCAAATCTCACCTAAAGTAAATGCTGTATTGGGAGTTCACTCAGCGCGTCGAGTAGAAGCTAGTGTTATTCCTATGGAGCCAGGTGATGAACCGACAGCATACGTAGCCAATCGACTTATTAAATGGTGCGATCAAATCAATCGCATGGATGAAGTAGAGTCGGAAGTTTTCTACGACATGATTGTTAAGAAGGCTGGCTGTACGGTTACACGATGGGCTCTTACTGACGGTCTATCTGGTCGTCCAGTAGTTGAGCGAATCCCAATTTATCAAATGATGTGGGATGCTAACTCGGTAGATGTCAGTCTGTCTGATGCCAAGTGGATGGCGCGTATCATTCCAATCTCACGCCAAGACGCCATCGAGCGCTGGCCTGAGTTTGAAGAAGCAGTACGCAATGCCGCTGGATTTGGTAACGAGTCTACTATAGCTCGCTTTGAAATCATGACTCCACGTCAGCAGTATATGGCTGAGGCTGGTCGTGCTCTAAAGGAAACCGACCTTCGCGGAGACATTATTGCAGTCGAGCATTTCGAGAAAGCGCGTCAATACATTTACATTGTAGTTGACCAAATCGCAAATGAGCTGACTGAATACGATGAGCAATCCCAGGCACAGAATCATCTTGAAGGTCTGATGCAGCAATACATGGAAGGCGATACTAATATGATTGATGGCGAAGGCAATGACCTCGTATCAATTGTTACGCTTTCAAAGGACATTGTTATTCAGACTTTGATTTTTGGCGATGAGGCTGTTTCTCGTGAAGTAACTGATTTGCCTGACTTCCCATATCAGGTATCATTCTGCTACCACGATGACGGTGAGTACTGGTCATTTGTGGATCAATTGATTGACCCACAGATGTTCCAGAACCGTATGATTTCTGAGCTCGACAACCAGATTGGTCGTGGTAATAAGAACATCATGACGGTAATCGAAGCTAAGCTCAAGCGAGGGTTTAGCATTGAGAACCTGAACCGCGAAGCATCTAAGGTATCGCCTAAGATTCCTGTGTTAGCTCACGATGCTATCAATGTAGTTCCAAATCAACCTGCACAGTCAGACCTCGTTCCAGCTATCAGCATGGCTATTAGCCACATGACTGATATTGTTGGCGGTCGAAATGCTCTAGGCTTACAGGAGAATGCAGCTGAATCAGGAGCCGCCGTTCGTGCTCGCCAAGAAGCAGCAGGTATGGCTCGTATGCCAGTATTCGCGCATATCAATTCTTGGCGTCGCAAAGTTACAGAGATGGCTCTGTGGTATATGCGTCGTTACCTAGCACCAGAGCAACAGATGCGAATACTAGGTGAGGACGGTAAGCCAGAATGGATACTACTTGAACAGCCTATCCTAGATTCCCTAGCCAGTGCTAGGATGGATATAGTAATCTCAGAAGCCGTAGATACCGTAACTGCGAAAGAGCGTCAGTTCGTACAGGTTAAAGAGTTGTTCCAAACAATCGGACCAGCACTTCCACCTGATGTGATAATTACTACGTTGCTAGAGTACTCATCTCTTGAGCAGACTACAAAGGATAGAATCCTATCCCTTATTCCTTCTATACAGCAATACCAGCAACAGCAGGCAGAGCAACAGAAGATGCAGAAGATGCAACAGTCTGTGCAGGATTCTGTTATGAAGAAGCAAATGAAAGAACAACTAGAAATGCAGAATGCTGTCACCGCCGCGCAGGGTTCTGCAAATCCTACTTTGGGCGGAAACCAATCTACTATGTAGATTACCTTGAGGATGTATTATGGATTCAGAATTTCTTAACCAAGAGGAAGAATACAATGAAGAAGAAGTCAACCAAGAAGGGTTCGACGAAGAAGGGTTACTAGAAGAACCCGAAGTCTTCGACGACGAAGAGCAGGCGACTGATGAACTAGATGATAATGTCGTAGATGCTCCAGATGATTTCCAACTAGCTGTACCAGTACGCCAGCTTGACGGTTCTTATGTCGAGTCAGTCTTTGACCAAGACAGTCTAACTGATGTCGTATCTAAAGGTCAGCACTTTGACGAGCTTCTACATCAAGCTCAGTACTATCAGCAACAAGCTAACCAATCTAAGGCTCTTGTTGACTTTGTAGCAAAGGATCCGTTGCTTTCACGCATGACATACATGAAGGCAAATGGTTATTCTGAGCAGGAAATTCTTAACGATCTACAACAAATTGTAAGCAACATGAATACGAACTCCAACACAGACCCATATCTAGACGAGCTGGACGATACGCAAAAGCAGATTTACATGAAGGTAAAGGAAGAAGAATCCAAGCGTATCGAACTTGAAAAACAACTTGCTTCATTGCAGAATGAACGAGTAGCAGAATCTGTAGCATCACACAACTCAAAAGTATTTGATGATGCGCTTACAGAGCTCGGTCTAGATTATTCAGGTGATGCTGACATCCCTAAGATTCAAAAAGCTGTTGCGGATTTGTATCCAAATATTGATGCTCGAACATTTAAGTTTAGTAAGCAGCAAGCCCAAGCTATTCTTCGTTATGCAGGTCTGAATAAGCGTGGCTCGGCTACGAGCGCAAAGATTCAGCAAGTAAACAAAGCAAAGTCAGCTCCACGAGTTGTTGGCGGATCAAAGTCCGCTGGAACCAATAAGCGCCAAATTCAACAGAAACTTGGATATACGGTTGAGGATAGGCGAAAGGCTTTGCTAGGATTAGGATTGTAATTTAGTTATTATTTAATTAAGGAGACGCCACATGGCATATCTTAACAGCACCCGACGTGGGATTCGGACCACCCAAACGGTCAACCCACAGAATCAAAAGCCTGATGTCAGCGAACAGATTCGCACCCTCTACCCAGAGGCTACGCCAATCATTACGCTGATGGAGAAAATCTCAGCAGCAGGCCGTCCTAAGACCAAGAAGGTACAAGTACGTAAGTACTATGCTACAGACTTCTTGGATCAAATCACAGCAGCTACAGCTGGTCTTGTAGGCAATAATGAAACGCGCTTTGGTCGTTTGAGCGTTGCTCAATCGTCACGCCCTGGCGTTACTGGTATGCTTTACCAGCCACAGGATAAGCTCTATATCGTTGCTACAGGTCAGACAGTTGAAGTTGTCACGACTCCAGATGCGGCTTACCGTATCAATGGAACAGAAATGCAGCTTTCGACAGCACTTGTAAACAACGGTGCTTCGCAAACACGTACAGCAGCAGGAACAATCGTTGTTCGCGTTGTTGAGCCAGTTGCATTTGTAGCCCCAACGACATCAGATTTCTGGCATCTTGGCCGTACAATCTGGGAATCACAGCCAATCGAGGCTTCAGGCTATCAGCGTGACGTTGTATTCGACTATAACTTTGTCGAGCACAAGGAAGCTGTTCTTGAAGTTACGGAAGATGAACTTGAGTATGTTCAGACATACGGTTCAATGAAGGACTTCGACTTCCAAAAGCGTGAAGTTATTGAAGAGTTCAAGAAGCAAATCAACCTCACATGCTGGTATTCCGAGCGTGCTGTAAACTACGATCAGAATGGTCGTCCTACGCACCACATGCGTGGCGTTCTCAATGCTATCCGCACGAACGTAACAGTTTACAACCCAGCTCAAGCTGGTCTTGATTTCGAGAATCTCGTTAGCGAGTTCATGTACAAGCAAGCATTCCTTCACCAAGGTGCTAAGCGTAAGTGGGCTTTCGTAGGCGCAGACTTCCTAAATAACTTCAACAAGGCATTCCGCGAATATCGTCGTTCTGACCTCAATGTTTCTAAGCAGACACCAGGTCTCAACATCACGACGTATGAGTGGATGGGCTATACGCTTGATCTTATCCGCAACGAGACGTTCCGTCTTGGTACGCCTCAGTCACACTGGTGCGCTGTTATTGATCCAGAGCAAATTGACTACCACGTAGCAAAGAACTACGATGTACGCGAATACTCGAACAACAACGAGCGCGACAAGAAGCTCATGGTTGAATGGTCTGGCACGCTGTCCTTCCACCTTGAAGAGCATCACGCCCTTCTCCGTACTGCCTAATTAATTAACGAAATAAAGGAAGACCACAATGCGTTATATCGCTATTGATGACAGCTTGACCCTTCTCGCAGCCAGTGGGAAGATCAAGTATCAGTTTAAGAATGGCGTGCTTCAAATTGGCACGCCCACAGGAACTGGCGCTGGAAACGAAATCGTTCCAGATCTCGCAGGAACAGACCTTGATTCCAAGATGCAGACGCTTTACCCTGCTGGAGCAACTGATCTTGCCAAGGTTGGCTTGGATGAAATCTTTTTCCAAGCACCTCCTATCGTAGCAGCAGGAACACTTGCATCAGGTAGCTACTACACACTGCTTAGCGGAACAGCCGATCTTACAGGAGCTAACTATACTGGTAAGTACACACTCGTACTTCCATCACAAGTACCTTCACTTGATCTTGCTGACTTCCCACTTGGCTTTGTGATTAAGGCTACAGCTGCAATCACAGTACCTGCTGGTGATGCTACATGGGCTTTGTCTTTGACGCCGCGTTACCTCGACGATCAAGAGCACAACTTGCGTTCAGAAGCATTTATCATGAATGAACTCACAACATTCAAGGATGAAAGCTCATGGAATGGCAAGACATACAGTGCTCGCACGAAGGACCCTAAGTACGTTCGCTAATCTAAATAGGGGGTTGGTAATCGCCAGCCCCCTTTCTTTGTTTAATCTTTTTACTTTGAAGAACAACTATGGACCTGAATCAAAAGAAATCAAAGCCTGCTAAGTCATATCTACAAAAAGGCGAAGAAGAGAAAGAACTTCTTCCAGTCCAAAATGTGTATGACCAAGTAGACTTACCACAGGCTTCACTAGATAATGAAGCTGAACTTTTTATTAGTCGTCACCGAGGATTGTGTCTACGCGGAGTTATGGTTGAAGAACCAAGCCAGCCAGGATATTATTCTCAGACGACGATTACTTTCCGCGACGGGAAGTTCCGAGCTGCCGATGAGAACATCGTAGCGGCGCTTAAAAAGCACATGAACTTTGGTGGTACATATTCAAAAAATTTTGCTGACTTGCCACAGAATGCACGAGCAGCTCTGTTCTATGCTGGAAATCTTCCTGAAGAACTTCAGAAGCAAGATCGTATCGAGTCAGAACAACTGACGCGAGATAAAGAACAATACGAAGACCCATTTAGGATTGCACGATGAATACCATATTTAGCTTTGAAGAGTTCATGGGTGGGATTCCCGTGAAGAGTTCCCAAGCAACCAAGGATACAGTGGATGGTAAGGCATTCCGCCTTGGATACCAATCTGCTAAACTTGAGAATGAACGAACAAAGCTGAATGAAGAAAAGATTCTATTCGAGCAACAGAAGGCAGCTGTGATTCAGCAACTTCTTAGCGCCCAAGCTCAGTCAGCATCTATGATGGGAGCAGCAGCAGGAGCTACAGCTGGTGTCTCAGCAGGTCTTGGTATGGGTGGTGTTCCAGTAGGGCCAGGTGGTGAAATTGGTATGCCTCCTATGGGCGGAGCTATGGGTGGAGGAATGCCACCTGCACCTATGCCTGGCGCTCCAATGGGAGGCGGAATGCCACCTATGGAACCACCGATGGGTGGTGGTATGCCCCCAATGATGTAATAGATATACATAAGATTACAGCCGTCGGGCCTCTGCGCAAGCATGCTATCTTACGACGGCTTTTTCTTTTTAGGGGTTGCCTTTCTGTTTGAGTAATTTAAGTCTATGCCAACAGCAGCCCAAATGAGAAGCAAGCTCAGAGCAGTTCTTGACGATGAAACATCGCTCTGGAAGCAAGGAACTATGTGGACAGATGCACAACTTGACGCGGCACTAGACGCTGCTCAGTTTGCATTTGTGCGCTATTGCTACATGAAGAAACAGTGGCACTTAATATCGCAACTGTTTACTAGCATATACGGCCAGTCACCGTTAGCACTGCCAAGTAACTATCTATTCTATGCATCGGCAACCGTTGACAACGACGGAGTACATTATCCAGCTGTTCTATATATCGGATGGTCTGGAAGTTTGTTTGACAACGATCCAGTTCGTTATGTCTCATACATAAAGAACAACACGGTAGAATTTAAGATAGGTCTATTTCAAAGTTTGGGTACTCTGTATTACTACAGACTTCCAACTAGAATTACTGGAGCTTCTAACCATACGGAAATGATTGACCCTTGCTACGACGCTATAGTGTATCATGCACTAGCAATACTGCAACAGAAAGACTGGGGTCAATGTCAGCGTGCTCTAAAGAATATGCAGGCAGTTCTGACTCCATTGTTGGCTGAGCCAGTTGAAATGTATCCTATGAATCTTAATCAGAATACTGACGCATGACAGTAACAAATGGAATAGATTTCGTAAGGAATATTCTGGATGAACCTAAGTATGAATACTTTGGTTCTAGCTCAGACTTGGATACAATCTTCCGAGATGCCTTACGCGAAGCAGCCACAATCGTAGCGCGTGAGTGCTGGTATCGTGGAGAGAAGGAAGCTCTTAGGCCGCAATGGGCTGAGACAGTTCTGACGTTGGATGTCAATCAGATGGGTGTGATGCCAGTTCCATTTTTATTTATTGAGTCTGTTCGTTCAAACTATCAGATTCAGTCTAACAAGCAGTGGCCTCACAAGTATGTATCGCCTGCCGTGTTCTCACGTCGTCGCCATAGAACTCCATTTGAAACTGCATCTGGCAATCAGTTCAATGGTAGAAACAGATTCTTGGGTAGGGCTGAGTATACAATCATTGGCGGAAACATCTTTGCCACAAGTAATACTTTGTCTGTAACACCAAATAAAAATGTAACGGTAAGCTATATCACAGTACCAACCATACCAGCACAATCAGCGAACCAGTTGCCTCTGGCTGCTTATATGCATCCAGTTATATGTGACAAGGCTGCTGAAATCCTTTATCGCAAAGAGCACCCTGGTGATGACCGTCAGGCTGTTGGTGGTATTATTGATGTTGAGGCTGCGCTCTACAAAGTTATGAGGGAGCAAAAGCAATGATAGCAATATCGTCAATGAGTGTCGGTGATGCAGTAACAGCTATGGAAATGCGCATAGCTGATTACATGACGCCATACAATTCAGACTGGCAGACGCTGGCTCAGTATGTGCGAGATGCTCGTCGTGACTTATTCAATAGAACGAACGCATACAAAGAATGGTCTTATCAAGCTAGTATAAGCGTAACTCATTTGCAGAGTTTGCCACAGAACTACATACGTCCAATCCGACTAACAACAGCCCTACCAGGAGCTGACCCAGCTTTAGGTGTTCGATATGAAGCTCGTATGGCTGACCCTCGCGAATGGCGTTCTTTGACTAACACCTCGCGTCCAATTAGTTTTACTAAAGGATGGGTTAAGACTGGTGTTTATATGGTATGGGCGAACTCTGTAGACAGTGTTAATTGGGCGGCAAATAATCTAGCGATATGGATTTATCCTAACAATCTTGTAGGTCAATTGGATTATGTCGCATCCTTTGGAGATGTAGGCATGGGTACGTACAACAGCCCTGTAAGAGTTCCTGTGGAACTTGAAGGTTTGTTGATTGACATGGCTGTTAGTAGATTCCTAGATGATGTTGCTGATCCTCAAAGAATTGTTACGGCTGCGCAGGAAGTCGCTCAGAAGGTCTATCAATATCAAGTTAGCCAGATTGCGGCATCTCAGGCAGTAGCTGTAAACGCTCAAGCTATATCTAATCCTGAACCAGCCATACTTAGGACTAAGCCGCAAACTCCAGGAGGTCTGCTCTAATGCCATATACAATGCAGACATACGCCACTGAGGTCATGCACAGACTAAATCGTTATGATGTAGCTAAGTCTGTTGATGTTGGTATGCTAGAGAACATTATCAATCAAGCAAGATTTGATGTTCAAATGGCTACACTTCAGGCAATACCAGAAAGATATGCTAGGATTCATGTTCCTACCGATATACCAGCTGTGTCTTGGGTTGACTCTGCTAGGATGTTTGAGTACGATACGAATACAAATGCAGCTAGAACGCTTGTTAATCAGGTGTTTGTTCTGAACCTGCCAGAAGATTTCATAACCGACGTAACAGTGTCAGTGCTTACAGAAGATAACTGGTGGTCAGCTCGCCCAGTATCTAAACGAGACTTGTATACCGTCCTGACTAAATCATTCTCTAAGCCATCTCCACGAAATCCTATCTATTGCATTGAAAAGTTTACAGATACATTGCAAGTTAGGCTACTTGTGAGTATTGGTACTGATGCCTTAGCTGCTAACAAGGTTGAGATATGGTATCTAGCTAAACTTCCATGGTTGCAGATTGAAAATCCACAGGGAGTATCTGATCCTGAAGTGCGTATTGGCTATGACTTAGAAGAGCTGGTAGTTCTAATATCTTGTTTGAAGATAATGGAAACACTGGGTTTGCCTACATCTAATGCGCTGATACGGCAAGATATTGAAATGATGGTTGCTTCACTGCAACGTCAGTATGAAGCTGAAATTGATCGAAGCAGGCTTCTCGTTGAAGCTCGTGAATCTCTTATACCTAACGTACCTATTATTGACGCAAGTGCTGTGAGGGTCTAATGACTACTTGGAAAGAACTATACGATGATTTGTTACAGGAGTTAGCTCTTTATCAAGAAGAGCTAAAGATGACTCCACAGCAAGGCATGAGGTATTTAACCCGTGCAGTGTCTGAGTTCCAACGATTGACAGCCATAGCCGAAGATACCAAGGTTGTCGTTACAGCTGGAGATTTGACACAGACAACAATCCCGTATCCAGTAAGTAATGACATACTGGAAATCATTGAAGTTCTAGATAGTAACGGATACGTCATGCTGCCAGTATCGTACCAGCAGTACAACGACATCATTGAGCGTAGATCCGCAGGACCTATTGGGTTTAACGAGAATCCAGCACACTTTTCCCGTGTGCGCACTAGACCAACTGTCATGGACGAGCGATGGGAGCTTAATGCAGATCGAGGCATGGCTCGCATCTGCACTGTATTTGCAGACCAGATGTTCCGCTATCCATCTACTGGAGCTTCTCTTTCTACTACAGTTCCTGCCAACGGTACTAATATCTTGGCATCAGGTTCTTACTATCGTGTATCAGCAGGGACCCCTGCACTAAATGCAGCACCGTATACTGGAAACTATACTATTGTAGCGCCAGTACCTAATCCAACAAACCTAGCAGCTGTTCCAGTAGGAACGGTGATACTGGTTAACACAGCTATTACCACGCCCAATACACCTGGGATTGTATGGCAGCCAGTAACGCTGACTAATGATGCTTGGTTTACAATCAAGTACAAGCCTCAATATGACATCTACTCATCTGTATCTCCGCAGTGGACAGCATGGTGGGCAAGCGAGGCGGCCTTTGAAGCTAACTTTGCTACATTGACTCCACCGCTACAGCTGACTAAGTGGGCTCCTGCATTCGTATCATACGCAGCAGGACAGTACTTGCGCTCACAGAATGTTCTTTCTGGACAGCAACCACTGTGGCAGCAGTACGACCAAGAGTTCCGTCAGTATGTCGAACAGGCAATTATGCTCAAGCCAGTCCTATCACACGAACTTTCATCTCCGTACAACATTAGCCCATATAGCAACTAATGGAATACCAAAAGACCAACGTTAATTCTTTTTTAGGACTAGACAACAACTTACGTCCAGAACTAATTAAGAATGAAGAAGCATCAGACATTGAGAATCTTCGCTTTGAAAAGCTGGGCTACCTAGTTAACCGTAATGGTGTTGCTGGTAAGTCTATCTTAATGGAACGCAATTTGAATATAGCTGACATTAAGGGTCAGCTATGGTCAATTGGCACAATGGGTCTTACTGAATATGTCATTGAAAAACCGTGGGGTGTAGGGTCAGGAACTACATCATGGGCTCCATACGATGATGCTACGCTTAATGCGTTAACTCCAAGCATAGCAGGAGCAAAGCATACAGATAGGTTTATGGTGTATGCATTACGGATACCAGCAAAGAAGCCAGCGTCATCTACTCCTACAACAGATGCAAATAACGAGAGTGCTAAGTTAGTATCTGGATTCCCAGATGATACAATCAATCGGTACACATGGCGGTATAAGGCAGCATACTTGCTGGTTCCTCTAACTGGACCTACAAATTTCAAGGACCAGTTTGCATTTGCACCGAATGGAAATGTCCTCGATTCAACACTAGGCTATGAAGTCAGGGACAATACTCTCCCTACATTGTACCCTACAATTGGTGCGCGTACAATCAACCGCGCTGATGACAAGCCAAGCAAGCTGCAAATCTACGCTCCTTCTCGTTGGCTAGGTGTGCACAACACATTCTCTGATGGAAACATACCAAAAGATCTTAACTGGATTGAGCATTATGTTTCTATGCAGCAGTACAGAGATTCCATAGTTATATCTGATATGACTAATGGAGACATGTATCTAGTTGATGAATACTCAGAATCAGAGTACAATGAAGTAAAGAAGCATAGGTTCTCTTTGCGCGAGAATACCTTAGCTAAGTTCGACGTCGATGATGTAGTCATAGACTTTGGTATCGGAGGACTCAACTTCAATGAGAAGGGAGTTGAAGCTCCAATGGCTTTGTATAAGTTTTATTTGCAAAGGAATAGACTTGAGGCAAGCCAGGATAACTATACTCCATACTATGCAAACTATGATGAGAGTCCACAAGTAAAGAAATTCCAGAACGAAGTTCGCGCATGGGTGACACCTAGAGAAACATCGGCTTTTATTACCAGTGAGTTTATTAAAGTCAGCGGTTATGGTGAAGCCCTAATTTCAGGCATAACCATCAATGACAAAACAAATTTCATATTTACAAATAATTCCGAAGCAGATGAATACAACGACTTATTCGCTTCTCTGACACTTAAGAATCCAGATATTAAAGAAGACGACCAAGTCTCTTCTGACGTATACCTTTGGAAAGATCAGAAGATTACATACTACCCAGTATCAGGTACGGTATCTGGCAGATACTTATTGACGTCGCTTGACCGTGTATGGAATAAGACATCAAGTGCAGGAACAAAACTTATTAAGTTGAAGACTCACACAGGAGTAGAACAGGAAGTTCCTCTTGGTGTGTGGAGATATAGATTTGTCTGGTATATGGGCAATGGAGAATATAGCGCTCCATCGTCTGAATTGATTGTACCAGATATGTTATTCAGCGGCATTAAAGATTCTGACATAACAACATCTCTCGGCTCTTACAAGAGACCATTCGGAACCTCTTCATTCAATGAAGCAGAACAGACAAGTTTAACTTTATCAAATACATACTTTGTCAATACATCGCCAAGGATGCAAGGAGTTTCAATATTTGATTCTTTAGGGGCGCTGACACCATACGGACAGAACTTTGTAAAGTTGAAGACTATACTGTTTGATGCAAGCCATACATTCTCAGCTAGGTATTCAAGCACTTCAGGAGCTTCTTGGCCAACCAACTGGACTACTGAATCTAACTTAGCTAAAGGTCAGCTAAGTGTCGTATGTACAACATACTGGGTCAATGATTATGCAGTTCTTTCTGGGACTCAAGTAGAGTTAGCTGATACAGAAGTAGAAGTAGAAGAGAAAGGCAATGGTCGTTGGCAGTACAAAAACACACAGTCGTACAAAACAAATACAGTGTCAATGCGAGTGCCTCTGTTCGCCAACGAAGGTAATGGATCGCATACATATAACAGTGTGTTTAGTAACTATGGGGTTCTTAGAACATCGTACCAAAATGTATCTAGGAATTCTGGTTCAGCTTATTATGACAACAATGATCCAGCTGGATTTTACCCTGCATATCAAGTCATATTCCAAGGCGCAATCAGATTTGGAATAGATACGAGTGATCCAGCTGCTAACGCTGGTCGTGGATGGGTAATAAACGATGTAATCAAAAAAGGTCAAAGCGTATGGTTCAATCCAGTTCCTTTTAAGGGTGGATCAATTACTGTATCTACTCCTATGCTCATGACGGTGGAAAGGAATAACTGGCCAGATGATGATGCTGGTGTATTCCCTCCATATAAGCCTTGGGAATTTCGTAACATGACCGTAGTGCGTGGTGTTAAGAAAGAGTCAGATAGATTACTTTACCTTAAGCCATCTATACCAGCGGAAGTAATATCGAGAATAGCTCTATCTGGTACTGGTCAAATACAACTGTGCGATTTTGGTGATGTTGGAACTTGGACATTTCAACAAAAAATTTATGACACAGTGCCACAGAATTATACTGACAAATTAGTTAGAGGAAATGCTAGGGCATATCAAAATGCTAATCCAGGAAGTCAGGAAACATATTCTTATGGAGCTCTAGCCGCTGGTGCTCAAACCAATAATTACTCTAACTGGATTTATTCTAGTTCATTAGGAACTCCAGACACAAATATTAGATTCAGAAATCTTCGTGTAACTCTATCTGGTGTCGGAGAACGCCTGACAATACCAGAACAACTATCCATGTACATACCAGCTTCACTTCTTTTTGAAGCTCCGCATGTAAAGATTGTTATTCCATCTAATCGTATTCCACGTCGTGCACGCCAGTTGCTTGTCTTCCGAACTCGTGCAAGCCATGATAATGCGTGGCAGCCACATGAGTACGGCTTAGTCAAAGAAATCGACATTATTCGTGACGGGGCGACAGGACTTCCGACTGGGGCACAATCAACTAAGATTGAGTTTCTTGATGATGTAAAGAGTAGTGAGCTCGATTATTCATATAGTGTTCCTGACTATGACGGATTTACTAATCCTATTAAGTCTAGGTTCTGCCTCCCTTTGAATGAGCGCGTATTCTACGCAAACATCAAGGAATCGTACAAGCCACATTCACCAAGAAATGCAGTGAAAATTGAGACTACTAATCCTGCGGATACTACTGTAGCATCTCATAAGAATCTTAATGTTGGCAGCAACTCTGAACTTGAAAGACTTTGGTCATATAGGCTTGTAGTAGATGGAGCAGCCCCAACTAACATTACTCACAGATACCTTTATTATTTTACTGCATACAATGACCAAGCTCGATCTTATTCCTTGGCGTCGTATTCAGGGCAGATAGATCGAGGAGCCACGCTCAATAACAAGGTTGTGATGTACGGCTTGCCTTCAGCCTATGACCCTGCTATTGAGCAAGCAAACATATATAGGCTCAATACACCAGCACCTTTGCCAACTGTAGCGTTTACTGGAAGAAAGTCAAATAGCACAGCAACGGTAGGTAACGTATACTTCGTAGCTCAAGGTGTCGTAGAATACAATGGTGTAGTGTACTATCCAAACTCAGTCATTCAGGCATTCCATGGCGGTGATGTAGGATACGATGGTTCAAGAATGAACTTCTTTTGGAATTACTTTGACACATCAGTTCCAGCTAAAGATCGTGGGCACGCTAGTTCATACTGCCAGCCAATCATTCTTGATATTACTAATCGCTACGATGAGGGCACAGGTCCTCAGTGGATTGAGAAGATAGGAACAATCAAGCCAGAAGATGAAGGTATCTTCTATGACAATGACCTTCCATCTATCGGAAGGTTGCCTATCAAGCAGTTCTTCCAGAATGAAGATGACATGCCAGCAGGACTCCGCTGGTCAGAGCCATATCAGCCAAACAAGATTAAACTTCCTTCACTGATGGAAGTTCGTGCAGGAGATGGAGACCAGATTACTGGACTAGCTATGCTTTATGGCAACTTGATTGTCTTAAAGGAACGTAGTATCCATAGGTTGGCAGTACAGGGATCTCAGGTTCCAGTCTCTCGTGTTGACGAAATATCAAACAACGTAGGTTGCATTGCTCCGAATACAGTTATCACTGTAAACAATACACTTTACTTCCTATCGTGGGCAGGTTTCTACAAGTACGATAACAATGTTCTGTCTAAGGTAGATGGCAAGTTCTCAGAAGAACTGCAACTTCGCTTACGTTCAGCACAGAACGGTGTGATGAACCCAGCTATCCGTGATGCATCTTGTGGTTGGAATCCTACATATCGGGAACTGTACCTGACGCTTCCAGTCATGACAACTTCAAGCAATGAGGGTGACGCAGAAGGTGGCAATACATCTGGAATTACTATCACGGATAACAAGGGATTGCGCCAGCTGCGTGGAATTACATACGCAATCAACATTGATAGCGGATTGGTTACCAAGTACCGCTACATGGATGATGCTACATATTTCACAGACCCGATCACATGGATGCAACAGCTCTACCCAGTAGCTCCAACTCAAAGAGCTCCAAGGGTTTACAGCCGTCTGTACTATACCAATACCCTAGGCCAGCTGCGCTCCGCTGAAGCACTCACGCCTCGGACTAGAAACTATCTGATTCCAGTTCCATTGCCAACAGATGCATCAATGGAGTTCATGCGTATCTCTATGTTTATTGAATCACCGACTAAGGTTGACAATAATCTAGATAAGCCGAACGACGACTACTTGATGTTCACGTATAATCCTATCTCACTGACATACCAGATTACACCAGTAACAAAATTTGTCCGCGTGTTCTGGAGCTCAAAGGATTGGACGGCAGAAGATAAGACTGTACTCAAGCGCATCCGTAAAGTATTCGCTTACATAGCTTCCTCTGACGATCCAGTAATCCTACGTGGGATAGTTCATACAAGCCCTATGGGTGAGACTGCAACAACCGATACAGCGTGGCAGTATGGCTACGTTGACTCTCGTCCTGCTTCCCCTAGGTTTAACTATAGCGTGACTGGAGAAATCATGGCAATACCTACGGAGTCAGCTGGGCAGACAAGTTCTCCTAGCCAAAACCGTGGTGAACGGCATACGTTTAATGTGGAAGGTTCTGGTTCGTTCCAAATGGAATACTTCGGATTCTATTGGAAACCGATAAACCAGTACGAACGCTGAGGTTTTGACTATATAAAATCCGTATTTTGCTCCCTATACAATCGGAGCCTAATATGGATATAGGTCAAGCCTTAGCTATGATGCAGTATGCAAATCAAATGCAAGATTATGCATCACAGCAGCGCAAGCAACCTAATGTAGACTGGTCACAAATAGCAACACAGTTTACACCACAAGCAGAAGAACAAGCATACACGCTATCACCAGCGGCAGCACAGGCATCTACTGCGCCTACGTTGCCGTATGGTGCTATGCCTACCTATGCAGCGCCTGAAGTAGTAGCTGAAGTACCTCGTGCAACGATGGGGTATATGCCACAGGAAGCAAGCCCAGCATTTGCCGAACTCTATGGAGCGCCACCTACGCCTGATACACAGCAGATGTTTGCATATAATCCGCAGGCTATGGCAGGTGTATCGGGTGGTATGCCATCTTTTGAGCAACCTGTTCCGCAGCAGGCACAGGTATTTAAGATGCCCCCTATCCCAATTCGCGGTGCAATGCAACAGCCAGTAGAAGAGCCGATGGCTTTCTCGCCTCGTCCTCCACAGGGCATGACTGATGCTGCCCCGTTTATGACTATGCCAGTTATGCCAGGTCAGGAATTGGCTATGGCAGAACAGCCAGCTAAGGTTGAAGAAACACCTGAGCAACAACAGAAACGCCTTGCTGAAGAACAAGTTAAAGCATGGCGTCCTGGCAATGCATTTGAAATTAATATCAACAATACTCCATTTGTTGTTGAGCAGTACGGATCTCAGCCAGGACTTGATAATAATAACAATCCACAAGATATTGCTATTCGTAATAGCAAGACTGGTAGAGTAATCAATATATCTCAGGAAAATTCTGAGGTATATAACAAGATTATCCAAGAATACAATAAGCGCATCGAGCAAGCCACACCAACAGAAGAGATGCGTGACTATGGTCATAGCGTGAATATAGATGGTCAATGGTTGCCTGCGAAGTTTGTAACTGATCCAAACAGTGGAATCAAAAGATTGATTTACAAGGATCCAGAAATTGGAGATGCTGTATATCAGAATCTTTCTGAATTGGAATATGATCCTAACAATCCAGATAAAAGCAACTACCGACCACCTGCGGTAACTGGTGGTGATCCAATGGCAGAGTTACGCCAGGCTCAGAAGTCTCGCGCTAACTGGATGCAGCCTAAGATTCAATCTCTTTCTTCTCTGTCTTCAAATGTACAGACTAAGGCTCCAATAGCTGAGGTTAAACAGAACATCGTTATGATGTCTGCGGAGCCATTGAAGAAAGGTGAGGAATCACTACCTGCAATTAATTGGGGATATAAAACCGAAGATGGTATCATCAGCTTAGAGCAGGCGCAAAAGCAGGGTATTGTTCCTCCTGGAACATTACAGGCTGTGCAACAGTCAGAACAGCAACTAAAGTCTAGTGCACGTAGTCAGGCTTTGGCAATGTCACAATACCAGCAGGTGGAACCAGAAGGCATTCGAGATGTAGAACTACGGAACATTGGTGAGAGTCTTCAAGATATTCAAGATGAGTTGAATAGCACTGGAAGATATGCTGGCAATCCTGCTCCAAGTGCCGATCGAATTACCGTATTAAATACACAGAAGACGACATTAGAAAGTAGGCGTGACGCGCTACGTACAGCAACATCTGCTGCTACAACTGGCCCTTCTGGAACTACAATCGTATCTACGGGGGAAACAAAGAGGGCATTCTCGCTCAACCCTGATAGCGAGCAGGGAGCTCTGGCAATGCTCTTTGGTGCTGGAGGCAAAGATGAAGTGACTGTTCAGCCAACAATGAAGGACTATGCTAGTTTAATTGTAGATCAAGCATCAAGCAATTTTACGCAGCCAGTTAGACTCAATGTTAGCCCTGAGTATAAGAGTGGAATCGGCGCTCTTTCATCTCGACTTATGCAAATTGAGATGGACGCTTATGATGAATTTGGCGACAATGCATATAGGGTTATGAATATGCCAGCTAAATTCACATATTATGATTATGGATCTGGCGCAGTGCAGTCATTTGATGGTACGCTATCTAAGGCAATTGATACTTTTACCGCAGCTGACGCAGCGTACAGAACAAATCCAAACGACGCTACCAAGGCTGCATTCATTGAAGCAGCAAGGCCATTTTCTGGAACGATAGAGATAGATGGCTTGGGTAGTTACAATCCTTCGAGATCTGAAGTAACATCATTGTCAGATGCAGCAGGTATGCTACAGGCTAACCCAGTCGCTGATCTTTCTACACCAGGAAGAACAGTAGCCGTATCTACAGAGGCTGAAATTAAGGGTGCTCCAGTAGATGTATTAGGCGCAGCTAGGGGGTCAGGAAGAACTACTCCTCCGCCTACTCCAGCGTACCCATACTACTACCTTGGACCAGTCCCAGCACCAGCAAAGCAATACGTAAAGTATGATGCTGGATTTAACTTCTACGACAAACTTGGTGACGCTTCAATTCTTACATATCAGATGGAGTTGCGTACACCTTCTACGACATTAAAGACTACGCAGGATCAGCTTGGTAGATCTGTGTTAAGTGATGATGGTACTCTAGATGCAGCAGAACAAGCTAAGTTCTCTAATGCTGTATCAAACTTTAATACAAAAGTTATCGCAGATGATACCGATGGCAAGAAAGCAAGATCTGCTTTTGCAGAAATTCTTTACAAGGGATTGCAGTCTGTTGGTTTCGGATTCCAAACAAATGGATTCTCTGGATTTGAAGCTCAGCTAGAAGGTATATACCGAGCTGTCAGAGGTGGAGCAACTCCAGCAGCCGTCGATAGAATGATAAAAGATTTCATAGATACAAATCTTAATAATGCTAATAGGGCACAGTTCCTAAGTAGTGCGATGGCTCAGTCATTGCTGCAATCACCTAGCACAAAAAACCAACCTAATTACATAGGAAGTGATTTAATCACATCTACATCCAGCGAGACACTTGAGTTGTTTAACCAGATAATGGATTCTCTGCATGATGCTGCAACTCTTTTCGCAGAGGCTGGACGTAATAGATCATTATTTACAAATGGTTCTGGGTATCAGATAACATGGTTCGCAGATCCATTCGCAAGAAATGCTGATAACACACAGTCAATCATCACCATACCTACTGCTACTAAAGACGGATTGGTTGCTACATCAGGAGTTGCTGCTGCGAATCTTGCAACACAAATAGAAAGTATTAAAAATGGAAGAGCAGTCAACACTCTTCAAACAGATCCTACGATGCCAGCTATTTTCTTCAAAGCGCCATACGTATTTGGTACTGCAGCAACACCAATATATGAGCTATGGGATAAGGTAGATAATGATCTTGTAGCAATTGCTAGTAGGAAGCACCAGCCTAATATGCAGGGGCTAACGAGCTGGCGATATGATGATGACAATACAAACTTCCCAAATTCAAGCAAGGAAAAGGTATCAAAATCATCTGCTGATGCTTTGATATTTGGTTCAGCATTTACTCCAAAGCGGAGAAGAAGAGCCCGTGCATGGGTTACTCGTGCTCCATGGCCTACATTTAGATGAGGTAAATAATGCCACAAAAAGTTAACTGGCTTAATATTTCCGAAGACGAATCATCAAGTCGAGGAAGAAATGAACCACTGCCATGGAGTTATTACGGCTGGGCAGGAGCTGATGACATACGTGCTCGTCGAATGGGCATGGCGCAGCAGCCTTTCTATCTGACTGAAGATCAAGATAAAGCTCTTCGTAAATATGGAAGAGGTAACACTCCAGTAGATATGGGTTATGATTCTCTGCGTGCTACACGGATAGGTGGAGAATCTGCCGAAGATGAACAAACTCCAGGCGAAAGATTTGCTCAGACTATTGGTGATGCTTTCAGCTCAATGATAGGAGCAGAAGGTTTACGCTATGGCGTTAAACCAAATAGTGCTGCTAAGAATACAACTGCAACCGAAGACTTCATACGTGCCGCAGGATATGGCATACCACAAACTATAGCTGATGTCGGTGGTGCTATTGCTGACTATGTAACTGGCAACACTGATAAAAAGCAGAACTACCTTATCCAAGGTAATCGCCCTGAGAACTATGCTGAGTATGGTGGAATGGCACAGACGATTGGTTCGTTTGCTCCTGACATTGCTTTAGCTATAGGGACGTTTGGTGGTTCCATGGCAGGACAAGCTGCTATGGCTGGCTCTAAAATCAATGCACTCTCAACGCTGGGTAGGCTGGCTATGGGTGCTGAGGGCGCTGCTCCTACAGCTATCAAAGCATTCGGTCGTGCTATTACTCCAGCTGCTGTTCGTGGTGAACGTGTGGCAGCTACGCTAGCAGGAGCATTGCCGACAGCATTAAACGTAGCTCCCGAAGTTGTATCTGGTAGGATGTCTGCATTGGAAGGTGGATTGCAGACAGCGCTTGGTGGTCTAGGTGGAACGCTTGCCGCTGGACAGTGGGGTGGCGGACGACTTGTCAATGTCCTATCTGACATGGCAGTCAACATGGGTACGCAAGGAGCATCTGAAGCAGTTACGCTTCTACCTGGAGGAGCTGAGTTCGATGCATCGCAGGCATGGAAGAACATGCTATATGGCGCAGGACTTGGTACGGCATTTGGGGTTATGAACAGTGGCAAGATTCAAGGACCTGGCGAACGTGCTGTATTTGGTCGCAAGGTAGAGCCAACACCTACACCAGCAGAACCAACGTCAACTACATTTACTTCTAAGCCAGTAGACATCGCACGTCAAACAGAGTCTATGTTGTTCGGTGGTGAGTCTACTCTCAGGACAGATGCTACGCCAGAAGAAGCAGCGCAGGCTATGCAGCAAATGCGTACCCGTTCTGGCGCTGATTTGCAGACACTGCAAATAGATGAGCAAGGAAACGTAAGGTCTCTCTCAGACGCATACTTACGCGGCGAAGCTCAGCAATTATATCCTAATGTTCCAGAGTCTGTACTTGACAACGCAGCTGCGACGGAGCGTCAAGTATATGCACAAACACTTGCTGCTAAGTACGCATCTAATCCAGACGTACTTATCCGTGCTCTGGATCTCGATGTTAAACCAGGTGAGATTACACCTGAGAATGCAGCGCAAGTACTTGCTAGTCGTATAGAAAACGAATGGCTTGTTCAGGCATCCAACGGCAAGGGGCTTGGCAATGTAGAGCAAAGACTGGCAGCGGTAGGTCTCGAAGGTGTTAAGTCTACGGCAGATGCGAATGCTCCAGTTACTGGTGCTGTACGCATGCCTGATGGAACCATTCAAGCTCCTCGTTCAAGCGAACCTACTCTAGCTGAACAGTACGAAACTGCTAATACTGGAGCAATCATACTACGCCCAGCTTTTGGAACTACGGTATATCAAGCACCTGCTCGTGGAATTGAACCGTACAATCCAGAAGGATACCAGCCTACGCCAGTAGAGGATATTCCAGGTGAGAGAGTTAGTGCATACCGAACACCTGAAGGAACATGGGTTGCAGGTCCAGCAGGTCCGCGCTACTTACCAGCACAATACAATGAGCCAGTGACGGGCGTTGCATCGCAACGTATATCCCGTCTTCCAGCTACTGTTACGTTCTTCCCTGACCCCAACCTATACCGCTTTGAGTCTACGCAGATGGGTCAGATTCCTGTGCGTACTGAGTATACTCCTAATCAACCTATGGAGATGTCACCGCAGGCAAGGCTGGCGCAGATGCTTGAGCAGGACCCACAAGCTCGTGCTCAGCTGGATCAGGCAGAAACATTATCAGAACTAACTGGTATTCCAGTAGAAGAAATTCTACCTGAAGGCTCTCCAGTTAAGGATGCTTATGTAGAAAGCAAGCAGGAGCAGGCGACTACTCCACAGGCAGCCGAAACAGCAACTCCAGTACAAGACGTTATAGCAGGCGAAGAACAGCCACTTGCGGCAGATGCTCCTGTTGAAGCAAAGAAAGAAAAGCGTATACGCATCGTTCGTACTGCAGCTAAGAATGATTTGGAAGCAGGAATACTTGAGTCAACAGTTGAGACTATGCCAGATAAGACTGTGGCTACAGTAACTGCATCGCCTAGCATTGATCCAAATAATACAGTGCTGGCTACCATCGGACAGAAGATTGCTTCATTTGTAGATAGACTCAATATCCTTGGCGAGGCAACGCCAGCTCAGGCAAAGACAAATGAATCAACTGTAGCTAAACTAAAGCAGTTCTTTACTGGAGAAGGTGTAGATGTTGTCATCAATAAACCATCTCGTGGTGCTAAGTCTTCGTTCTTTGAAGAGGTAGTTTCAGATTTAGTAGGCATGAATGTACCTGAGTTGCGTAAGGCTATTGCTAATGGGCAGACTGATTTTGTTGAAGGAGCTGTCCGCATTGTAAAGTCAGACGCTGCAACAGACGCTGGCCCTGATCGTATGCTTATGGGTACGGGAGCAATACCAGAAAAGGGTGGAACGTACTTTGTTATACGTGGTGAAACTGCTGTAACTGGTGGAGATAATTACGTACTATCTCCTACAGCAAAGATAGCTGACTTGCGAGATCCTAAGTTGGGATTGGATTTAGTCGGTCAATCATTGAAGAACACCAAGCTACTACCAGAGCAGCGAGCGCGGCTTAAAGCTCTATGGGAAGCAGCTGATGGAAACATTACAGCTGTAGACTTTAACGACCTTGGCATGGCTGCTGCAGCTAAGAGCTTAGGGTATGATGCTGTACGCTTAGTAGATGCACAAGGCAATGCATCTGCGATGTATGTTGTCAACCCCAAGAAGATGGTTCAGCCTGGGGATTCATTTAGACTTGATGGCGACAATAACTACCGTGTTCTGTTCACGAACAAAGATGCAGTAGCGAACATAGCCGAAGCATATCATGCATCAAGAAACAATCTAGATCCAACTGTTCGTGAAGAAGTATCTGCACGACGTGAAGCTAAGACAAAACTCGATAGGATATATGGATCATCCGATGAGTTCCGCGCTCTTTTTGATGAAGAGACTAGCATGTCAGTGTTCGATCCTGAGCGGCCTGAGATGGCAACTGAAGCAGCTACGGAGGTTATTGCTGATAGGGAAGCAGAAGGTGAGTCTACAATACTTGCAGATGATACCAAGACAATAGAAGATAATATCAGTGAATGGCGCATGTCATGGAACTCAGCTCTTAAATCTGCTACGGACTTTGTGACTAAGGCATTGCAGAAGACTGGTGATTACGACAGCCTAAAGCTGAATAACTTTATTGTAAAAAGCTACCTTATTGCTAAGGCAGCACCTGGTTCATGGCAGTCATTGGGTGATTTGTATTTGAATCGCATCATGACGCCTGAGAGACTAGCAACAGTTGAAGAAGCAATCAATAAATCACTGCTTACATCTCGCTCTAATCCTGCATCGAAAGCTGGCGCTGCTCGTAGGGAAGCATCGCTCGATTACCGAACTCCAGTTGAGAGACTATTTGATATATCAGCAAATGTTCCTGACTCATACTTTGACAGGATGTTTGACACGTATGTTCCAAAGTTTGCACAGGCTCAGGAACATGCAGCTACAATAGCTGCCGCAGCTGGAATCCAAGACGTCCGCGATATATGGCGTTACGTTGAATGGCAGAAGACTGGCAAGATGCCTAGCCAGAAGAAGAAACTTCTTGATATGTGGAAGCAATCTACAGGTGAAGAAGTTACGTTCAATGATGAAGTTGCTACATCTATAGCGCAGAAGCTAGACAAGCTGTTCATGAAGAACGGTGATGTGTACTTTGCATACGACCAGCTGTCGCAATATGTCAGTGCCGAGAATGGAGCTAAAGCATTCCGTGAAATCATGGACTTCAACATGCTTGGCAATCCAAAGAATCCATTGATGGGACTGCGTAATCTTCCAATCATGCGCACGGCTACAATAGCTTCTGTACTGTATGCTCTTGACGAGCATGTTGCTGAGATGCAGGATGATGAGACATACGCTGGTATCCCAGGTTCTGTTCTCAAGAAGTTCTTGGGCGATGGCGAGACAACGAAGTATGCTATGGCAGGTATCTTTGGTGTGTCAACCAAGACAGGTGCTAAGCATGGGCAGCGCTCAGGGTTCCGTGCTCGCATAGGCAACTCTATGCGTAAGACTATTGAAGCAGGACAACGTAGCTTAGATCCTAATTACATTTCATTCGCACGTCTTACCGCACAGGAGCAAAGCCAGCGTGCTGATATGTTCATGGCTGAAAAGTATCCAACAGTTAAGCCAGGATCTACAGAGTACGATCAAACGAAGACTCAATACATTGAGGCACAACTAAGCGCAGATCTTTCAGGTGCAAAAGTATCTGACATATTTAATAAACTGAGAAAGACAACTTCTTCTGGTACTGTTGGCATAGCTGCAAAGTTTGCATCTGACATTAATAATCTCGGAATGAGATCTGATTTTGTTAGAGAGTATATTCTCATGCCATATAACAATATGCAGTCTCAGATTAGGCAGCTTGTTAAGGCAGTGGAAGATCCAATCAACGCTATTCTCCCTAGCATAATCCGCAAGTATGGAGACAATGATAAGTTCTGGGATGCTATCTGGCGTGCTGACTATGAGATGAGCGCGTTGGAATTCACCGCAGATCAAATGTCAACACGCTCGGCAACTCTTGCTCGTCAAGAGATAATGGATGAGATAAAGAAGAACTACTTTACTAAACAAGTTGCTGAATATGAAGCAACAACTACAGTAAACGGTAAGGTTGTAAATCAAACAAAGCGTGGAGTTAAAGACGTATTCAATCAAGAAGAATGGGACGACTTCATGTCATTCCAGCGTGCTGTCAATAGCTTGCGTAAAGAAGATTTGCGTTCTTTGACAGCGAAGTCTCTTGGCATTAATAGCTGGAAGCTAGAAGAACACTACGGTGAACTTAAGATTCGCAAGGATGCTACAACAGAAACCTATGGATCAGCTAAGTCAGCTCGCGACCTAGTTGACGAGCAAATAAATGCACTGATGCAGGAGCGCAAGAGCATCATTGCTCGCAGTGGCAAGGCTGGATTCGACGAGATGATGCCAGGATATAAAGAGCAAATTGGTATGCTGCGCAAAGAGCGCATGCAGGCTGAGGCGAACATGCGCCAGATGGCGCGCGAGCTTAATAATATTGAAAAGCGCATGTCTCGTATCGAATCACTTGATGCGATGATCGACAAGTCGATGTCGAACATGTACATGAACCGTCACCGTGATGGCAGTACACCGTTTGTCCTGCGCCTTGAGTTTGATAAGGATACTAAGATTCCTTCAGTCCGTCGTGAGTATACCAGTATGAGCGATGCTGAGCTAGGTCGCGCTGAATACCTACGTGCAGCTGTGATGATGGCTACGAAGGACATGAAGTCATATCAGAATATGCTCGCGAAACGTACAGCACTGCAAGATGAACTCAATACTTTGCTGCAGTCAGATGAAACAACTCCTGAAATAGATACTCGCATATCATCTATCAATGATGAACTGACGAAGATGGATGGATTTAAGCCAGTATCTGAAATGACTGATGCAGAGGTAATGCGCTTCGCT